CTAGCACGAAACGAACATGGAGACATACGCTGCTTTTGGTTAGAGCGTGAATATCCTTGGAGACTTAGGCATGGAGTACCTGTTTAATGGCACATCCTGATCAATTATTTGGAGATAGAACTTATGCTCAACATGGAGATGATATTGTTATTCGGATTCTCTTTCACAGTCTCGGCATTACTACTCCTTCATACTTGGACGTGGGAGCACACCATCCTGAACGGATTAGTAATACTAAGTTGTTCTATGACAGTGGTAGCAGTGGTATTAATGTTGAAGCAAATCCTGAGTTACATAAAATATTTTTAGAAGAAAGACCTGAAGATATTAATCTTAATGTAGGAGTTGGTACTGAGCCAGGCTTTCAAGATTTCTATATGATTGATAGTCAGTCAGGACGTAACACTTTTATTAAAGAAGTAGCTGAAGGATTTGTAAAAGACTTTCCTCAGTTTAGTATTACAGAAATAAAACAGATACCAGTATTTACAATCGAGCAGGTATTACGTAATCGCAGTGTCCCCGACTTCTTAACGATTGATATTGAGGGCATGGACTATGATGTATTACAGAGTATTGATTATCGCAGGTATCCGTTTAAAGTAATCTGCGTTGAGATACAACCATATAGTGAAGAAGATATCAGGACTCTAATGTTTAGTGTCGGTTATCATTCTGTTATTCGATGTGGTTCTAACTTGATATTCATTGATAAAAATTTAACAAATCGAGTAAGATAATGTATGCGTGTAATATTAGACATAGAAACAAATCTAAAGCACGACCAAGTATGGATGTGCGTTACTAGGGAAATAGGAGGAGATGTACAAGTATGGAAGGAAGCAAGCGGACTACAAAAGTATTTGGACAGTTGCGATTTGATTATAATGCACAACGGAATATGCTTCGATGCCCCAGTACTGAAAAGGAACTGGAACATTACGATGAAGCAGAACCAGATGTGCGACACGCTCGTACTAAGTCGCCTTCTAAGTCCAAGTCTAGAGGGAGGACATAGCTTAGATGCATGGGGTCAACGCTTAGGTTTTGCTAAGGGAGACTTCAAAGATTTTGATTCAGGTTATTCCAAAGAGATGGAGGAGTACTGTATCCAAGATACTTTAGTAACTGAGAAACTGTACCAGCATTTAACTGCTGAACTTACTAGAAATAAATTTGATGAGAGGAGTATTAAACTTGAGCACAATGTACAAGCGGTCATCGCTACGCAAGAAACAAACGGATTCAAACTCAACGAGAGGGCTGCTGTCACTCTTTTGGCAACGCTGCAAAGTAAGTTGGTTGTTCTTGAGACTGAGCTTCAAAACATTTTTCCAACCAAGACAACCCCACGAGTCTCAGAGAAAACAGGAAAGCCCCTCAAGCCCCTCGTCGAAGTCTTCAACCCAGGCAGTCGCAAGCAAATCGGTGAAAGGCTCATCGAGAAAGGCTGGAAGCCAGAGAAGTTCACAGAAAACGGGCAACCAATCGTCGACGAAGGGACGCTCGAAGGCTTAGATTTTCCTGAAGCTAAAGCTATTGCTGAATATTTGTTACTACAAAAAAGAATAGCACAGATTAAATCTTGGTTAGATGTAATACAACCTGATGGTAGAGTACATGGTAGAGTAATAACGAATGGTGCAGTGACAGGACGGATGACACACCACAGTCCTAACATGGCACAAGTACCTAGTTGTGGTAGCCCCTACGGAGAAGACTGTAGGGATCTTTGGATTGTAGAGAAAGGATATAAGTTAGTTGGTATCGATGCTTCAGGACTGGAGCTTAGGATGCTTGCTCACTATATGAAAGACGATGCGTATATTTATGAGGTCACACAAGGTGATATCCACACAGCCAACCAGAAAGCTGCTGGACTCGAAACACGTGCTCAAGCAAAGACGTTTATATATGCATTCCTCTATGGTGCAGGGGCTGCCAAGATCGGGAAAGTTGTGGGTGCTGGAGCGAAAGAAGGACAACGACTTATTGATTCTTTTCTGGAAAACACCCCGAAGCTACGAGCACTTAGGGAGAACGTGGCTAAAGTCTGCAAGTCGTCGGGATCATTACCAGGTCTTGATGGACGTAGACTACACGTTAGGTCTGACCACGCAGCAGTCAACACACTTCTCCAAGGTGCGGGTGCGATTGTCATGAAGCAAGCACTAGTAATCCTGGATGAACGATTAACCAAACTCGGTGTTGATTATAAGTTTGTTGCTAACGTGCATGACGAATGGCAGATTGAAGTAGAAGAAGCATACGCAGATATGGTAGGTAAGTTAGGAGTACAAGCTATCGAGCAAGCAGGTCGTGTATTAGAAATGCGATGCCCTCTCACTGGCGAGTACAGAGTAGGAAATTCATGGAAGGAAACACACTGATGGATGAAATTAAACAAGCAGTACTTAAGCTTTTAAGACAAGGTAATCATGTGTCGACTGTTAGATCACTGCTACGTGAAGCAGAGAAAGAACTAGATCAAGCACAAGAATACTTAGAAGCTATCAAAGATGCAGACTTTGCACCATGAAGATAGAAGATATACCTGAGCATGTAGAATCATTAGTTATTCTAGGAAGTGACAACGATTACTTGACTGTATATACTTGTCTATCCAATGAAGATACTATCGAAATACTGCGTCGATCCTTACATGTCCTTGAAATAGAACAGGAAGAAGCAGATAAAAACTTGCATTTGCATTAAAAATAGTGTATAATATATGTAGTTGTTTACTAAGGAGAAATAAATGGAACAAGCAAAACCAGTACCAATTAAAGCCGACCTCTTCTGGGCTTCATTAAATGAGAAGAACAAATATTCTGACAAGTTTCAGGTAGATCTTTGCAACCTATCCAAAGATGCTATCAAGACTTTGATGGACATGGGTATCAATGTAAAGAACGATGCTAAGAAACCTGACCAAGGCTTCTTCGTTACTGCTAAGAGCAAGCTATATCCTATCCTCGCAGTAGACGAGAAGGGTAATCAGATCACTGTTAAGATTGCTAACGGATCTAAAGGTGTAGCTTTGATTAAACCATACAACTACAATGTTGGTGGTAAGCAGGGTGTAGGAGTAGGCATTAGCAAGATCATCGTTAAAGATTTGATCGAGTACAAACCTACTGGTGTTAACCTAGCAGACATCGAGGAAGAAGCTCTCTGATGCACACTGCCCTGATTGATGGGGACATCTTAGTATATCGCATTGGCTTTTCATCCGAAGAAGATGAGGAGTCAATAGCGATAGCTAGGTGTGGTGAGTTTCTAGAGAACCTGATTCTCTTCAATGGATTTGAGGACTACAAAGGATACCTTACAGGTGGTGGTAACTTCAGGAATGAAGTAGCAGTAACTGCTCCGTATAAAGGTAATCGTAAATCAGCTAAGCCAAAGCACTACGCTATACTAAGACAGTATATGCAGCAGAGCTGGGGCTTTGAGATGATTGAAGGACAAGAAGCAGACGACGCTATTGGTATCGCAGCGTATGCACTAGAGCCTGGTGAGTATTGTATTTGTACAATTGATAAAGACTTAGACATGATTCGTGGTGATCACTTTAACTTTACTAAGGATCTCCGATATTATGTAACTGAGGAAGAAGGCATCAGGAATTTTTATAAACAGATTTTAACTGGTGATAGGGTCGACAATGTTATTGGGCTTAAGGGCATTGGAGAAGTTAAAGCAGAAAGAATACTCAAAGAATGCAAAGACGAAAACGAAATGTATCTTGCTGTCCTGGAGGCTTACAAAGGCGACGAAGCAAGGGTGCTGGAGAACGGACAATTGTTATGGATAAGAAGACAGTCAAACGAAATCTGGAAACCTCCAAAGTTATCTACGTCCAGTGGGTCGACGCAGTTGCCGACGCAGGATGGGAAGACGAAGTCAAAGCAGAAATAGATCTTTGCCATACTGTAGGATTCTTGATCAGCGAAACAAAAGATGCTTTATGTATTGCGTCCACAGTATCTAAAGATAATAGTAACGCTAGGATACACATACCTAAGGCATGGATAAAGAAACGAAAGGTAATGAAGTTTGAAACCACAGTCAGCAAAAGCAAAAGGAAGAAAGCTACAGCAGTGGGTGAGAGACCAGATACTCCAACGATTCCCTACGCTGAGCACTGATGATGTCAGAAGCACAAGCATGGGAGCGAGTGGAGAGGATGTTCAGCTTAGCTCGGCTGCTCGTAGTATTTTTCCTTTTCAGATTGAGTGCAAGAATCGTAAAGCTATTGCAGTCTTCAAGGATTATGAACAAGCTCAGACGCATGGACTAGTCGAGCCACTCGTAGTCTTGAAGCAGAATAATAGTAAGCCTCTTGTCTTGGTGGATGCTGAATACTTTTTTGATTTAGTTAAACGTGGTAGTTAGTTACAAAACATTTTTGTTGTACCGACTGCTACGTATTATTAGGAGAATAAATGGAACAAGACCTAAACAGAATTAATCGTTATGTCTTTGAGTTTATAGAAGGTGGAGAAGTGGATGCTAAGTATGGCTTTCCATTTAATAAGGAACTTCGGCATGAGTTTCAGATCCCAGCATCGCAGTCTTGGGATTATGTAGTGCGAGAGTTCCTCAGCTTTTTATCAAACATCTATGGCTATGACATTAAAATAGAAGGATACAATGACGACCCACTTAATAATACCAGACTGTCAAGTGAAACCTGGTCATGATTATAATTATTTAAAAGCGATTGGAAACTATATTGTTAAGAAGCGTCCTGATGTTATTATTAATATTGGGGACTTTGCGGACATGCCTTCATTATCAAGCTACGATAAGGGAAAGAAGTCCTTCGAGGGTAGACGCTACAAGAATGATGTAGTAGCAACACACGAAGCAATGAACATCTTATTAAAACCACTGCGTGACTTACAAGCAAGACAACGGAGGAATAAAGATAAGGTATATAAACCACGCATGGTATTAACATTAGGAAATCATGAGCATCGTATCAATCGTGCAGTTGAAAACGATTCGATGTTAGATGGTACTATATCTATTGGAGACTTAAAGTATGCTGAGGCAGGTTGGGAAGTTATTCCTTTTGAGCAGCCAGTTATTATTGATGGTGTTCTATATGCCCATTATGTTACTGCAGGTGCTCTTAATCGCCCTGTTGGATCGGCAGCAGCCATTATCTCCAAGAAACACCAGTCGTGTATTGTGGGTCATCAACAAGGTAGACAAGTTGCTTACGCTATTCGAGCAGATGGCAAGACGCTTACAGCTATAATCGCAGGGAGTTGTTATGAACACGACGAGGATTACATGGGAGCTCAAGGCAACCACTATTGGAGAGGTATTGTGGTCTTACACGAAGTTCATGATGGTTGCTTCGATGAGATGTTTGTTTCCTTAGACTTTTTAAAGAAGAGGTATTTATGAATCCAATAGCAATGCCTAAGCCTTACGGCTATTCAGATAATTGTCCAGGTGAAATAACATTAGAAGAATACTTTCGTAGACTTCAAGTGGAAGAGCCTGAGTTAACTCCTAGGGACAAGCAGGTAGGAGGTCAGCACTATCACAAAGGAGATGGTATACAACCTTGGGATATTATAGAAGCATGGGAGCTTGACTTCTGGGAGGGAAATGTGGTAAAATATATACTACGTTGGAAACATAAAGACGGACTGCAGGACTTACAGAAAGCGAGACACTACCTTGACTACATCATTAGTAAAAATTCTTAACGAATCACATAAATTTTTAGAGGAGCAGAAACCAGTGAAGACAGTAAAATTTAATAAGTTTTTCCCAGATGATAATGCATTTATTACAGTTGACGGACGCATGGATAAGGATGATGATTGGCAAGTTAGCTTGACTATTCAGTCTGATACTAAGAACGTAGCGAACTGGTGGTGCAGTGATTGGAATTACAAAGAAGGTGTAGCACAGTTAAAAGCTTTCCAAGATGGTGCTCAAAAAGCTATCGATTTTATCACAGCCTGTTCTGCTCAGCCAGCTAAGGCAGCTAAAGCGAATGCTGTTAAACGTGCTGCTAAGAAAAAGTAAATGAACCGTACTCTTACGCTGCCAGAGTTAAAAGAACGGTTGAAGAGTTTAGATGAAGTGATGCTTCTGGAGCTACTCGACATAGCTTCAGAAGACTTAGTAGAAACTTTTAGCGACACTATCGAAAACAACTATATCAGACTACTTAAAGAAGTAGACTGGGACGAAACGGAATGATACCAAAAGACAAACAAGTTAACTTTTATGCAATACAAAATCAAAAAACTGCTAATCCTGCTTATCAGTATGGGATGGACTTGATTAAACAGGGAGACTGGGAGTATGGTTTTTATCTGCACGAGTTACGTTCATTACCAGATCTTAGGTATCCTCAGGGAGTAAAGTCAGACTTTGCTAAGACTCCTGTCTGGATTCCAGGAATGCAGTGTGCAGGTAAGAATGCTATTGTTTGGTCTGAAGCAGGATGGGGAGACATGCTACAGTTTAGTCGCTTTATTCCTCTGTTAAAGAATGCTGGTCTTAAGTCAGTGAAGCTATTGTTTCCTGATAATATGATGCGTATGCTCAAAAGGCTGCCAGATCATGACGGTACTTTCCAGGCTAATCAGTCATTCCCCAGTGCAGTAAAGATTAAAGTGATGTCGTTGCCTTACTTTTTAATGGAGCATCGAGTTATTGCTAAGCATCCTGTTGAAAAGATTTATGGTAGCGAAGGACTCTTTCGTAATCCAGATATTGTAACACCTAAGCGAGATAAACCATTATTAGGTTATTGCTACACTACATTGAACAATAGCTGGAACATGAAGATGAAGCAGATGCCTAAGGAATTGATGGATAATTTTATTAAGCAGCATCCTGAGTTTGACTGGGTGTCGTTGCAACAAGGCGATGGTTTTATTACTTCAGATAAATGGAGCGATACTGCTGATCAGATCCAAACACTCGATGGAGTAATCTCTGTGGACTCAGCGATAGCCCATTGTGCAGGATCTGTTGGAGTACCTGTAGCAAATCTTATTGGTCAAGAAAGACAAGCATGCTGGAGATGGTATCCTAAAGGTGAGAAAACCTACTGGTATGATAGTATGAAGACTGTTTGGTTTGATACATGGACAGAAGGGTTGGAAGAAGCATTAAAGCATTTTACAATTACTAAGAAAAAGAAACAAAGTAAAACAAAGAAAGAGGTAGCATGACAGAATTTAATACACCGTTTAGTACCGTAGGATATATCACATACAAAAGGACATATGCTCGTCGATTGAACGAAGCAGATCCTGCTAGTCCTACAGAAGAGTTTGAAGACACAGTTAATCGTGTCGTAGCAGCGTCTAATAATCAGCTTAACTGTGGGTTTACAGAAGCTGAGCAGAAACGCTTACAGAAGTATCTGATGGAATTGAAGGGTACTGTAGCAGGTCGCTTCTTATGGCAGCTCGGCACTGACACAGTAGGTCGTTTAGGTCTAGCTAGTCTACAGAACTGTGCATTCACTGTGATAGATCAACCAGTACGTCCCTTCACCTGGGCAATGGATTTATTAATGTTAGGTTCAGGAGTAGGTTATAACATTCAGCGTGAGCATGTTGCTAAGCTTCCTCCAGTTAATGTTAACTTCTCTGCTCCTACTCGTGTAGATAGCAATGATGCTGACTTTATTGTACCTGACTCTCGTGAAGGATGGGTTAAGCTCCTCGGTAAGACACTGAAGGCAGCCTTCTTATCTAACACTGCTACGACCTTTACTTACTCAACGAAGCTAGTACGTGGTAAGGGTTCTCCTATCAAGGGCTTTGGTGGCACTGCTTCAGGTGCTGAGGATTTATGTTGGGGTATTGCTAAGATTAGTGAGATCTTAGAGAAGAGAGTAGGTAGACAAGTACGTTCTATTGACTGCCTCGACATCATGAACATTATCGGTGCAGTAGTAGTCGCTGGTAATGTAAGACGTTCTGCTCAGATTGCTATTGGTGATCCTGATGACGTTGAATACTTGCTGGCTAAACGGTGGGACATGGGTAATATTCCTTCATGGAGAGCTATGTCTAATAACAGCGTAGTATGTAACGACTTCAAAGATCTACATGAGTATTTCTGGGATGGGTACGAAGGCAAGGGCGAGCCTTATGGTTTAATTAACCTAAAGCTCAGTAGAAAGATTGGAAGACTGGGAGAGACTCAGTATCCTGACCCTAAGGTGATGGGTTACAATCCTTGTGCTGAGCAGTCCTTAGCTCCTTATGAGACTTGCTGTTTGGCTGAGGTGTATCTGTCGAATGTATCTAGTAAAGCAGAGTTTATTGATATCTGTAAACTATTATATCGAATCAACAAGCACAGTCTCGCATTACCCTGCCATCTCGAAGAGACTGCAGATATTGTGCATAGTAATATGAGGATGGGCATCGGAGTTACTGGTGTCTTGCAAGCAAGTGATGAACAGCGTAGTTGGTTGTCTGAAGCTTATGAAGAGTTACGAGCTTTTGATAAAGAGTATAGTGCTAAGCATGGCTTTCCTGAGTCAGTAAAACTTACCACTGTTAAACCTTCAGGTACTCTGTCGTTACTACCAGGTGTAACTTCTGGTTGCCATCCTGCTTATTCTAGACACATGATTCGTAGGATTCGTATCTCAGCAGACCACGCTTTAGTACAAGTCTGTCGTGATCATGGATATCCTGTGGAGTATCAGCGTAACTTTGACGGTAGTGAAGATCATAGCACCATGGTAGTTAGCTTCCCATTCTGTTATCCAGAGGGAACAAAGCTTGCTGCTGAGATGACTGCGATTGATCAGCTAGAAGTTGTAAAATGGTTACAAGCTAATTGGTCAGACAATAGTGTTTCCTGTACAGTGTACTATCGTAAGGAAGAACTACCTGAGATTAAGAAGTACCTTGCTAAGAACTACAAGAACAATCACAAGTCCTTGTCTTTCTTGCTACACAATGAGCATGGTTTCCATCAAGCACCATTAGAGGAAATCACTAAGGAGCAGTATGATAAGCTAGTCGCTAAGACTCGTTTGATTACTAAGGTAGATGAAGCAAACTTTGATGGAGGGGACGAGTGTGCCAGTGGTGCATGTCCAGTTAAATGAAGATTGAACTACTGTGCTTAACTGAGAATGAGGATGGGTCTGCTGATATGGAAGTAGAGTTAGACGAAGAAGCTAAGACTCTTCTCATTCAGGTAGGCTTAGAAACCCTGATCACTAGGGTAGTTGATAAATACAAGGAAGAATCAAATGAGTCTTGAACTATATTTTCTCACTGGATTTATGGTGGGTTTTGAATATGTCGCTGAGTATGATGATTGTCGACATCTAATCGTAGACTTAGGAATATTCAGACTACTGTTTTCTTTTGAGCTGTAACTTAAGAGCCCCTTCGGGGGCTTTTTTATTTGAAGGGACGAGTACCAGCTTTATCAATAATTAAGGCTTGTTTCTTGGGTGTCTCAGAAGGGGTGTTAGGAACGCTTATATGCGTCCAAGAGGCGAATTCTTCGATGATCTGATGGTAGGGTATATCCGAAGTAATGCAAGCCTCTACGACCTGTTTAGGGGTCATTCCTGGGACTCTGATATCAGCAGCACAACCTAGCCTATGCTGGCTAGTGTCCTTACTACCGACAGAGTCATTAACTGGTTTAGATCTAAAGCCTGAGTTAATCATGATTGGTTTACCTAGGAGACTTCTAACCTGCTCAAGCAAAGCTGCTAGTCTAGTTAAGTTAGCAACCTCTGTAGCGTTAGGGGTATTGTCTAGGTTCTTACGCTCTGCTACTTCAGAGTGAGTAAGTTCTTCTAAGGTAAAGTTATTGCTTAGGTTCATCTTTCTTCGCTTTCATATCCATGATTTTCTCTAGGGTACGACCTCCAAAGTAAAAGGACATAATCAACATCCCCCACTGACCGAGAAGCTCAACGTACTTTTCATTAGCATTAGACCCAAAGGCTGACATCATAGCAAATATAAAATAAGCACCTAGAATAAAGATTAATGTCATAGGTCGTATGTTCTTAGACAACCAACTATCACTAGCCATGTCTGCTTCTTGACGCTTGGTAAGCTCCTGAGCTTCTATGTTATCAGCGTTTAACTCAGCAAGCTTTCCTTCTTGCTGCATCTGTAGTAGTTCTTTCTGAGCCTTTGCCTTAGCTTCTGGATCAGGAATAAACTTATCTAAGACTTTCATCCCAACATCAAATAGTGCCATTAATGGAATCATTGTTTATGCCCCCAGGTTAGATACCAAGCAATGACCGCAGCCACTGCATAGCACATGAACATTGCTCTACGAACCTTTGCCAAATCTTCTTTAAACTCTCTAGTAAGTTCATTGTCTTGTTTCTCTATCTTTTGTTTAATGGTTTCGATTTCATTCCAGCGTTTAGTTCCATGCTTTCTTATGAAATCAGCTTTGACTTTAGCTTCTTCGATACGGATGGATTCTTGACGTTGCCATTCCATCA